TTGCATAACCGCATAAAATAGTAGGTCAGGCACATTTAAAGATAAGTATGTAGTAGTATTTGTAGATGTAAGAGCATCTGGCGTGTAGATATAGCTCAACTGCACTAGGTATTGTTTATCTGGAGCAGGAGCCATTATCAAAGTTGTTTCTTTCCAATTTGCATAATATTTAGGAAGACCTGTAGCTGATGTGCTGTTGTATTCAAATATGAATGTCGAATCTCTCTTATCTAAAAAATCTTTAGTTGTTGAGTTTGTTGTAGATGTATTATCATAAACCAAGAATGATCTAACGATTATTGATCTTCTAGTCGTAGAGCCTCCAGATGTGCCGGGTGCATTTGGAAGATCGAGGTAAGGTGATCCAGTGTTCAAGTTTGCTGTTGCATACTCTCTTGTGTAATCAGCATCTACTTCTCTAAATATACGAAGCTCAGCATCTCTAATCATGCTTCCAATAATAGAATCTGTTAAAACAGTAGAATCTACCTCTGTATAATCTCTTACCTTTTGTACTAATTCTGCAAACGTCATGATATTGTTATTGTAACACCTCCTGAGCTTACTCGTAACTCTCTTTTCTTATTTTCTTCATTGGCATTTGTAGATGGCTGCATATTATTACTTGTAAATTGACCAGGCCATAATGCAGGATCAAGATCGACTACAACAGGTGCACTTCTCATTGGTCTTGAGTTGTACAAAGCAATAGGATCTGCTCTATGTGGTTTTGGATCTAATTGTGGATGTTTCTTTTCAAATTCTGAAATATGTACTAATGAACCATTCCATTCTTTTACCATTTCTCTATACGGAAATTCTTGTCCTGATCTGTCAGATATTGACTTTGCGAATTTTCCTCTTGCGTATGCCATAATTATCCTTGTGGGTAATAAACATTAGGAGTGATATACACAGAGGTTCTTTGTCCATCTTCTTCTAATGCTCTTTTAAGTTCATCTTCATATAATAGTTTCATTGCCTGTATTCTTTCAGGTGCAATTTTTTGTGCTAGGTAAAAAGCTAATCCAGATACCATACATGGAAAGAATCTAAATGGCATATCAGATGAGTTTGTATAAGCTCCAGCATCTTCAATTCTTGCAAGATAATAATAAAATATATTAGTCACCGCACTCGTATCAGGAGCTAAATATAAACTTATAGTTGGTGTTATTTGTCTATCAACATAATACTGAGAAGGAGTTCCTGCCTGTGTCTTGTTAGGAATCGCAATATACTCAGATCGAGATACTTTTGTTAAAGTTTGTTGATTGCCTCCAGAAACAGTTACAACAGCTTCAAGAACATCATTACAATCACTTGGTGTTGTATATGTTACCTGGTTGTTTACTAAAGTTTCTGTTTTAGATTTGACTTTCCAAAGGTTAATACCTCTGTTACCCCATTCAGAAAAAAGTAAATTTAAACTTCTTCTAGCTGACTTGATGTCATGACCAGAATTTACTCTTACACCACATCTTTCGTAAGCTTCATTAATGACTTCATCAATTGTGATGTTAAAACTTGTAGTTCCTGAACTAGCCATTTCATCCTTACGCTAAGATTGCTTTTTGTAAATGTTTTGGTAGATTTTTTTGACCACCAACTAATTTACCTGTTTTTGCCATCATTGGTTTATTCATTTGTCCACCGCCCATTTTACCTTCAGCTTTTAATTTTTTAGTAGCACCCATAAGACCGCCACCCATTTTTGTATGTACTTTTATTCTTCCATTCTTCATATTATTTTACTCCTTCAAATTTTCCGCCTTTGACAGCAATACCCATGCCACCACAAGCAAGTTCTTTTGGTTTTACTGGTTTAGGTTTTTTCTTACCCTCTTCAGTTGCTTTTTTTAAAGCTTCTAAATATTTTTTGTATTCTGTTGCTTCTTCCATAGTATCTCCTAGTAATCTATCATACCACCATAGTATAATTTAGTAAACGCACCTTTCGATGCAAAAGTCTTAACATTTGTTGGTTTTCCGCCAACTCCTTGAGCTCTACTTCTTTTCCTCACAACGGCACTCCGTCTCTGGGAGTCTGTCATCCTTGCCGCTTTTGCAGCAGGGACGCACTTTGGATACTTCCGTTTCTTGTCCGCTTTGAGTTTTGAACGACCACAGGGTGCGTACGAACCATCTGCTCGTTTGCTTCCAATATCTACCCATTTTTGTGAAAACCATTTTTTAAGTCCTCCCTCTTTCATACCTGCAGGAACACAATTAGGAACCATACGATTCCCTTTTTTCTTCATGCCCTTTTGGACATAACCTTCCCAACAAGTACCTCGTTCACTCATTTTAATAAATCGCCGTAATAATTGACTAAGCTCTCATTGGACATCTTAATGCCTGCTGAGTCATGCTTAATAAATTTACCTTGATAAGCTTTAATTGATTCTAGTGTCTTTGCTTGTTTCTTATGTAATGCAGATGCTTTGTGTAATCCTTTTGCAACTTTACTTATTTTTGCTTCTGCACCTTTATTTGCAGCAGTATATTTTAATTTTCCTTTTTTATCATATTCAGAAATTGGATTTTGAATATCTATTAGTTGTTTTCTTCTTTTGTTTGGATCACCCTCTACAATAGTTTTTTTCTTTTTTGTTTCAGCATGTAAACCTTTATTTGCAGGTTTAGGTCCTTTAAAGTCTTTTCTTTTTACACCTGAAGGATCTTTAATTTTACCTGCACAAATTTTACTAGCATATGCATTAGCATATGCACTTGGATATACTTTGAATTTTCTTTTTGCGGCCGCTTTGCCTCTAGCACATAGTTTTGTCATTGTCTTTTAGCCTTTTTCGGTTGTACAACTTCTTCGATTGTATCACTTTGGGGCTAAACAGTAAATGTCCTAGCGAGAGGATTCTTTTTATTGGATTTTTTAGCGTATATTTTCTTTTTTTGTTTTTTCTTTTCATCTTTAGCACCACGTAATTTGCCATCAATTTGTTGTGTCATTTGTGATCTTGATATTGTCATACTATCTCCTTTGCACTTCCCATTATTGGTTTATATTTAGTTTTTCCTTCTGATTTATAAGCGTGTAAAAATGATGCTCTTGGTGTTCCCTCAATCCAGCTACAATGTATCCAACCGCTGTTTGGTTCACCCGGAGTGTAGAACTCAAGGATGAGCTGGTCTGGTGAAAGATTATTTTTAATCCAATCAAATAGTTCAGCGTTGTCTGTGCCAACACATTCGAAATCCGCCGCCTCAGCTTTTGCATGCTGGCTGTTTACTGAGCTACCGATGGCAGCACAAAGCTCAGGACTTCGATAGCCCGACGTTATCTTTACTCTGCCGAAATGATCACGGACAGGTTGCAAGATATTTTCACATAATGCTTTTAATTTTTCTATTTGTTCTGCATTAGGATTATTGTTTATACCCTTCCTAATTGCAGTATCTGATTTGGTAAGCTCAGACAAAGTGAAATTTCGTGAAAGATTCATAATTACTCCAATATTAGTTTTTTAATAGATAATGATCCATCTATATTTTTTTCAAGTTCGGCCATTGACTTGATGCAAGTATAATTTATGTTATTATTTTTATTAGTTCTCATCGCGATGCGTTTCCCCTTAAGGCAATCTGACATAGATTCTTGTATTCTGTGTTCCTTGATCTCTCCGTTGACAATCATAAGTAAGGCAATAATTAACTCTGTCACAATATCTTACCTTTGTTTTCACCTTTTTTAATAATATATTTTTGTGTACCATGTTTGCCGTGTTCAACAGACTTTTTTAAATTCTTAATAAAGTTCATTTGTTTAGCTTTCTTTTCCATGTCAGAAATATATTGCACAACTTGTCTAGTAATTCTTTGATCCATTTTCTCTAACCTTATCTTTTAATTTTTCTATATCTTCCAATGCTTTATCTAACTGTTCTCTTAAAAATTCTATATTAACTTTATTAGTCATATTCATTTCTTGAGTTTCTTCCATTTTCTCTACAGTCTTATAAAGATCCTCTATCAAAAAATGTTGTTCTTGATCCGTAGGGACTTGCTCACTTTTTTTAAGCAAATCATTTGTAAATAATTCTCTTGATGTCTCTAACGATACCAACCTCGCCGTCAGCTCTGTGTAACCGAGCACGCCCATTCCAACAAGAATTATAAGGCTAGCAACCGTTTTCATCGGCATCTGTACTGCAGCCGACTCCGATATATTTAAAGGTTTTTTACTCATCTTTCTTTTTATGATACATCTCGTAAAACATATTGTCACTATCCTCGGTTACAAATTCCGAATCTTCTGCATCCCAATAAGTATTTTGGACTTTATAGTCAGGCCAGCTGTTATCAGTAGTATAGCTATTAATGTGCCACAAAAGGCGATTATTAGGCTGAGCTGCATAATTGCCGTTATCAAGCTCCAATATATGTGCACACTTATGTTCTTGAGGAATTTCAGAGTGTTCAGTATCCAATATGTTAACGTCTGGATGTGCCCAATCAATCGTAAATAAATATTTACCATGGTAAAATTTTTTATCTAAACCTAGGTATTTGCCCTTTACACCATCCAGCCAATCAAAACAAGTAACACTAGGCCAATAACTAAAACTGTTCCACAATTCCAATTCATGTACTTGCATATTCGGCACATTGGATCTATCAAAAGATTTTTGATAAAACGCTGATATAGGGAGACGCCAGTAACACGCACCGTTTGGTAACATGATATTAAATAAGAGCGCACGCCCTGATATTGATGTAAGACCGAAGATAACACAGTCTTCACTTTCTCCGTGATGTTTTTTAAGATCATAAAGATACTCCTTTCTAATTTTGCAATATATTGGTGGAAGGTTTGCGTTTAGATATGACATGTTTATATTTTTCTTTCCAATATTTTTCTCTTTCTAAAACTCTAATTCTATATTCAATTTTATCAATACCTAATATTTTTTTCAACCAATTTAACATTTCCATCTTCTTCTTGCTGCACATATTCGTTTTTCAGGAGTCTTGCTACAATTGATATTGTGCATCTTCATCTGACCTTTTGATCTTCTACAATAAGAAGATCTTCTTTTTGCAGCTTTTGAACCTTTCTTAACTTTTCCTGTTACTGCTGTCTTAAGTTTAGAACCAGGATTCATTCGTCTGTATGCACGAACCCCTGCAGAAGTCATACCTGCACCTGATTTAGTAGATCTAAAGTTTCTTTTATTCTTTGAAGGCATTCCACCTTTAGCGAAACCATCAATCTCTATACCTAGATCAGCATAGTAATCCATCTAAAACCTATACTGTTAATCCAGGTCCTGAATACTTATCTGTAAGCAAAGTATAAGCAGTTACTTTAGTTTTGGTTTTACAAAAAAGTCCTTTTGGAAAAAGAATTCCATCTTCAGGAAAGTTAAAATTAATAACATCTCCAGATGGTACATCAGCTTGAAACAAAGTTGCTCCAGCATTTGATGTAGTTGTAAGCTCCAAAGTTCCAGCTCCTGTGCCGTCAGATGCAACAATAATTCCTCTTAGTCTTATTGGTTGCTCTATAATAGCTGTGGCACCTGCCGCAGCGACAGATCTTGTTGCTTGTATATCACTTTTAAAACTCATGTGTTCTCCTAGTTCGTGGCTCCCGAAGGAGCCACTAATTATTTATTAGCTCCAAGGGTTAGCGAATGTACCGTTACCGATTAGTTGTGCACTAACTTGCCAAATTAAACCATCAACTGCTTGACATTCAATTTGAGCACCCATTAGTCCACCTTTTGTAGTGGCTGTAAGTGTTAATGTATCCGTGTTACTTCCGTTAAAAGCTGTTACAGCTCCTGGATCAGTTGCTGTATTATTATAGATAGCCATACCTTTAAATACATCAGCTGTGTTTCTACCTGCTGCAGTTCCTGCGTTTAAAACAAAAGTGTTACCACCTGTTAGATTTGCAGTTAAAACAAAATGATACTTTATTCCTACTCTGTTTAAGTTAGCTGGATCACTTGCACCTGCTGTAGCTCCGTTAGCCGTGTCTATGATTGAGGGTAAATTAAATACAGTGTTTGCGTTTCCTACCTGTATAATTTTTCCTTGATATTGATCAATACCTGCAATGTCTGTTCCACCATCTACAGTTCCTGTAATTGATTGTGCCATGTTTGGACCTGTTCCTAAAAATCCATTTAAAGATCTTACCGGTCCATCAAACGTTGTTCTTGCCATAATGTTTCTCCTCTATAGCGGTTAAATTTTGTAGTCTCTATAGCGTCTGCCTAGCCAGTCTACAAAATTATAATTTTCTAGGTTGTTTACATTATATATAAAAAAAGGGGCAGAGTAAACTCCGCCCCTTTTAGATTGTTAGGTAATTAGATATTACGCAGCACCTGGAGAACCAAAGATTCCTCTAGGGTCAGAGAAGCCGAAGCTGTATCTTTCTCTAGCTTTGAATCTAACGTTTCCTGTGTCGAAATCACCTTCAATCGCAGTTTTAATTGGCGATCTTACGAAGTGTTTCATACCATTTGGTGCGTCAGTCATAATGAAGAATGCATCAGTATCATTTAAGAAATGGTTAATTCTATAACCTTCTGGTATCATTCCCATGTTTGCCATTGCGTTGATATCGTTATCTGCAGTTCCGACTCTTTGAGGTGATCTCATGATTCTCTCAGCAGTAAATTGTAATTCTTTTGGAATTATTAATTTTCTACCTTGAAGAGCGATCTTTAATCCTCTTTCGTCTACGAACGCAGCGATGTCAATCAATGATTGTTCTAACGATGTTTCTGACAAGTCAGCAGCAGTAGATAATTCATTTCTGAATGTTCCACCGTTTGCTAATGGGTGGTCAGTAGTACAAAGTGCTTTACCGTCACCTCCATTAAAGCTTCCGCCTGTATCAAACGCATTGTTTAATACATTCGCCGCTGTGATTTGTTTTGATTGCGCCATTGATCTTGCAAGAGCTCTTGTGTATCTGCCTGCTAATCTGTCGTATAAGTTATCTTCAATTGCCTCTTCTGTGATAGCAAATGCTAACGCCACAGTATTGTGAGTGTATCTTGAAGTGTATACTTCAGAAGCTTGGTCAAAAGTGACCATAGCACCTTCAGCTTTATTTGCTGCTGTGCCAAAGCCAGATAACATTACTTCTTCTTCAAACGCTCTGTCTGAAGTTTCAGTATTGAATATCTCTGCATGCTCATTGTCGTATCTGTTGTATTCCAGGCCAAACAGTGCGTTTAATCCTGGCTCTAGTTCTTTAACTAGTTGTGATCGTGATATAGCCATAAATTATACTCCTGTTCCTTGGTCGTAGAAGTGGTTAACAATTCTAACCAAAACATCTACGTTAGCACTTCCAGCTTCGCTATTTTGCGTATCTTGCGAAATATCAACTGCTTGAAGTACAGTACCACTTACTGTTAATCCAGAAACACTGTGATCCAATTGAACCTCAGATATTCCAGATAAAGTGTTACCTGTTACGTTTGTTATTGCAAAGTTCTTAAAGATGTCTGCTACCGCAAACGCTCCATCAGAATCTACTGAATAAACTACACTCGGGTCGTCGATGATGTTAGCGATAATATCACTAGCAGCAACTCCACCTGGATAGTTGTTTCTAAAAGTAGGCTTCTGAGTAGTAGGGTCTGTGTAGAACACTCCGTTAAAAACGCCCACGACAAGATCAGAGGTATTTGCTACCGCTCTTTCGATCCCGCCACCAGTTACAGGTTTTACCAAGTCACCTTGGAAAATTGCAGTTGCATATCCGCTTGCAATTCTGTATCTGTTTTGCGCGTTAATAAATGGAGAGCCATCTAACTTTCTTACTGGTCTTAGACCATATTTTTCAGCTACATTAGCCATAGTTGTTTTCTCCTTTATTGTTTAACATTTACTTAGAGTGGTGATTACCAAAAAATTAATTTTTGTTTCCTCCACCAAAAGTTACGCGAGATTGTCGACTAATATTCATCGGCATCTCAGGTCGTTGTTCCTTCAAGACATCGTTATCCACCGAGTCAACTTGATCTTGAGTAATTTTTTTAAAATACTCAGCACGGCTTTTTGCGATCTCTTCAGGTATCCTTCCCAACACAAGGCCAGCAACCCCGATCAAACCTGCGTAAGTTCCCTGAGCAATGATTGGATAAGCATGATCACCTAATTGATTTTTAATCTCTTCGGCTCTCACAAATTCCCAACCTTCTCTCATTTTTTTGGATACATTAGCTGTATCCTGAAAACCCATACTCTCGGTTCTTATCCATCTATGAACAAAACCGTCTGGCGCAGGTGGTGCATCCAGAGATGATGGTGGCGTCCAAGGTTTATGTCTAACCTCTTTTTTTTCTTCTGACGCGCGTGAAGTTCTATTTATTTTATCGCTCATTCTATACCTCCTTCACGAATTTAGCGTATTCTTCTAGTGGCACCCCTAATTTTTTGGCAATCGCCACCTGTGATTTGGTGAGTCTCACAGATCTACGTCCCTGCTGAGTTCTTCCAGCAGA